GTATGACACTCACACAGAATGTTGACCCGCTGGTCTATCAATGCATTACCAATTCTCACATTGATGCGGTAAATGCCTATATTGAAGCGCCTATGACGGCTTCGACTGTTAAGGAAGAAAAAGGCGGTCCAATAAACAGGCAGCAGATAACCAGTGAGCTTATCTATTACTGGATGACTGCGTATCACATTCCGTTTGAGTGTCAGAAATGGCATTTAAATCGTTTGTTAATGCTTATCAGGATTTGCAATGCGGAAAATAAGCCTCCGAAGAAGAGGAGCAAACGAGATTTGTACAGACATCATGCGGAAGTGAATGCCGCAAACAGAAAAAAATTTAATTCGAAAGGATAGCGATAAAAATGGCGAAATCAAGACAGGCCGTCGTTAATCTTGTCAAATCCTGGGATGGAAAGAAAGAATCGAACGGCTCACACAAAAGCATTATTGATTTATACAACGACTTCTTCGAGAAGATCTGTTCCGGCAAATTTCCTCGTGGAATTCGTATGCGCTATGACTGGGCTTGGTGTGCGTGCACCTGGTCTGCATTAGCGGCAGCTCTCCGATATGAGAGCATTATGCCTATGGAAATTTCCTGTTATTACCTTATCGAGGCAGCAAAGAAAATGGGATGTTGGCAGGAGAATGACACATATGTTCCGAGTCCTGGGGATGCGATTTTGTATGACTGGCAGGATAACGGAATCGGTGACAACACTGGCAATCCGGATCATGTCGGTACCGTAATCGAGGTACATAAGGAATCTGGTTACATGGTTATCGAAGAGGGCAACTACAGTAATGCTGTCAAGAAGAGAACACTGTCTATTAACGGAAAATTTATCCGCGGCTTCATCACACCAAAGTACGACGACAATACTGTTGCCGCTCCTGGATTAAGCAAGGATAAAGATATCAAAACCATCGCCCATGAGGTTATCGTTGGACTGTGGGGAAGCGGTGAGAATCGTAAGAAATTGCTTACTGAGTACGGATACAGCTACTCTGAAGTTCAGAACATAGTTAATCAGATTCTGAATGGATCGGCTGTAACACCGTCCAACACCAAACAGGATCAGAACCAGTCAGTTTCAAAGAAAGTGGTGGCTACCTGTTCTGCCAAGCAGTTTAACAAAACCTATGCTGGTGAATATAAAACAACGGCAGTTCTTTATTGCCGTAATGATGCCGGAACCAATAAGAAAGCTATTTGTAAAATCCCGGCTGGCACTAAGGTTAAATGCTATGGCTACTACACAATGGCAAACGGAGTTAAGTGGCTGTACATCCAGTTTGTACTTGATGGTGTGCAGTATACTGGCTTCTCATCTAGTGCTTACTTAGCAAAGTAGGAGATTCATATGATCACGTTCAGACAAAAGGGTGATTTTTCTAAGCTGACTCGGTTCTTAGAGAGAGCAAAGGAATCGGTTCGTCTCGGTGATCTCGATAAGTATGGTCGAGAGGGTGTAGCCGCCCTTGCGTCTGCAACGCCAGTTGATACAGGACGGACGGCGAATTCGTGGCACTACAAGATTGAACAGAAGCAAGGTTCCGTATCGATCAGCTTTTACAACACAAATATTCAAAATGGAGTTCCTATTGCAGTTATTTTGCAGTATGGACACGCAACAAGAAACGGCGGCTGGGTACAGGGGCGAGATTACATCAATCCTGCTATCCAGCCTATTTTTGACAAAATTGCAGATGCGGCATGGAAGGAGGTTACTAAGCTATGAGTACAACCGTTGACGAACGTGTCGTCGAAATGCGGTTCGATAACAAGCAGTTTGAACAAAATATTCAGACCAGTTTATCGAGCATCGACAAGTTAAAGAGAAGCCTTAATCTCGAAGGCGCAGCAAAAGGCTTAGAAACCGTAAACGATGCCGCACAGAAATGTAATATGTCACCGCTCACAAATGCTGTCGAGACTGTACGAGTGCGATTTTCCGCATTAGAAGTGATGGCAATTACGGCTTTGCAGAACATTACCAACTCTGCACTTGCCGCCGGAAAAAATCTTGTTTCTGCGTTCACGGTAGATCCGATTAAGTCCGGATTTGAGGAGTATGAGACCCAGATCAATGCTGTTCAGACAATCCTCGCGAATACCTCTTCAAAAGGAACAACTCTCGACCAGGTCAATAATGCGTTGGACGAGTTGAACCATTACGCAGATATGACTATCTACAATTTTACGGAGATGACTCGTAATATTGGTACATTCACTGCGGCTGGCGTTGATCTGGATACATCTGTAGCAGCTATTAAGGGTATTGCAAACCTTGCAGCTGTTTCTGGTTCCAATTCTCAGCAGGCGAGCACCGCTATGTATCAGCTTTCACAGGCACTGGCGGCAGGAACTGTAAAATTGCAGGACTGGAACTCTGTGGTAAACGCTGGTATGGGTGGTCAGGTATTCCAGGATGCGCTGAAGGAAACGGCTAAAGTTCATGGAATTGCCATTGATGAGATGATCAAAGATGAGGGCTCATTTAGAGAGACTCTGAGTAAAGGATGGCTTACATCTGACATCTTGACTGAAACGTTGGCAAAATTTACAGGTGACCTCAACGAAGACCAGCTTCGGACTATGGGGTATGCCGATGACCAGATCAAATCTATTATGGAGATGGGTAAAACGGCGAACGATGCAGCGACAAAAGTAAAGACTTTTACTCAGCTGTTCGACACGTTGAAAGAGGCTGCCCAGTCCGGATGGACACAAAGCTGGGAAATTATAGTCGGTGACTTTGAGGAGGCGAAGGAATTACTTACCGAAGTGAGTGATACGTTCAGTGCCGTAATCAATGCATCTGCCGACGCAAGAAATAAAATGCTTCAGGATTGGAAAGACCTCGGCGGTCGAACCATGATGATTGAAGCGGTAAAGAATGTTTTCGAGGGATTGGTTAGCGTTGCTAAGCCGGTTCGGGAGGCATTCAACGAAATCTTCCCGCCAATGACTGGAAAACAGTTAGCCGAAATCACAGAGCGTATCCGTGATCTGACAGCAAAATTCAAAATGGGGGAAGAAAGTTCAAAGAATTTGAAGAATACGTTTAAAGGCGTATTTGCAGTGCTTGATATCGTCGGACAAGCTTTCAAAGCTGTTGCCGGTGGTGTCGGCGAATTGATCGGTCTTTTCATACCGGCTGGAAACGGAGTGTTATCACTTACTGGAAGTTTCGGTGAGTATCTTGTTAAGCTTGATGAAACTGTAAAGAAGACAGACGTCTTTGGCAAAGCAGTTTCGACGGTTGTTGATATCGTAAAGACAGCTATTACGTTTGTTAAAACTGCCGGAGAAAAAGTAAAAGAATTTGGAAAAACTGCCGGGGAGAAGTTTGATTTTCCTGGATTTGAATTATTCCACTCATTCCTTGAACGAGTACATGATCGCATGGCTCAGATTGGTGATGGTGCTGGAAAAATGAAGAGCGGAGTCATCGTTGCTTTCGAGATGATGGGAGAAGCACTTGAAAAATGTAAATTTCTCAAAGTTATGGAAGCATTGTGGACCGCCGTGAAAGTAATTGCTGGCGGTATTGCCGATGCAGTCGGAACTATGATGGGAACACTCGCTGAGAAACTCGGAAATGCAGATTTTAGCGGAGTTCTTGATGTTCTTAACAGTATCGCTGTTGGTGGAATTGCTTTATCAATTTCTAAATTCTTAAAAAGTGTAACAGAACCTCTTGAGGGGTTGAATGGCGTTCTTGAAGGAGTAACTGGAATCCTTGACGGCGTTAGAGGTTGCTTTGAGGCATATCAGACAAATCTTAAAGCCGGAACGTTACTTAAAATCGGAGCAGCAATCGCTTTGCTTGCAGGTTCTATCGTTGCAATTTCCCTGATCGATAGTGATAAACTATCAGCTTCTCTTGGAGCTATCACTGTACTCTTTGCTAATTTACTTGGAGCGATGACAATTTTCAATAAAATCAGCAGCGATACAGGAAAAGTAGCTAAAGCATGTACCGCAATGATTGCTATGTCGGTTGCAGTATCTATTCTGGCAGGAGCTTTGAAGAAAGTTTCAGATCTTGATTGGGGCGAACTTGCGAGAGGCTTGGTTGGAATTGCTGGTCTTACGACTATTGTTGTTGCATCATCTAAAGCCATGGCAAGCAGTCAGAAGCAGGTTATGAAAGGCGCTACCAGCTTAATTATATTTGGAGCGGCTATCAAAATTCTGGCTTCAGCATGTGAGGATTTATCGAAATTACAGTGGGATGAACTCGGACGTGGATTAACAGGAGTAGGGGTATTATTTGCTGAGATTGCTGTATTCCTTAGAGTTGCAAAATTCAACGGGAAAA